ATCCAATTGTGAATTGACATATAGTTCTCAAGATTTTCATCAACCAAAAAACTTAATGTAAAATCACCATAAGAAATTTTTTCTCCAGGAACATCCAAATCTTTTAAATATGATGGTTGAATGGCAGTTCCAAGATTTAATTCTGGTATTCTTGCTGTGTTACAAAAAAATGAAACTTTTGGATACTTCGCTAGAGTAAATTTAAATCCAACTGGAGATAAAAAGTTTCTATTTTGTATCTGATTATCAAATGCCGATGCCATTTTTATTTTTATTTAGATAAGTGAACTGAAAAATTCTGTAGTACCTCTTTCTTCCCTATAATGTCTAATTCTATGACAATTACTACAAAGCATTACACATTTTTCAATTTCTTCTAAAATAGTATCCCAGTTACGGTCTAATGCTGGTGCGATCTCAAATTTTTTTTCTAATGGATTAATGTGATGAAAATCATAAGCGCATTTGTGAAATGATTTTTTACAATCAAAACATTTATCTCCAAATTTTTGAATCAAAAGATCTTTTCTTTTGTCTCTGCGGCGCCTTTGATATTCATTACGTTCTTCTTTGTTTAATCTGGGCATGAGTATACAATATGTTGTATACTCTATTTATACAAAAAAAGGGTCCGAAGACCCTTCAGTGTGGAATTGTATCCAATTATTACATGAGATTTGCAACCTTGACTCTTCTGTAGTAAACGTTTGAGTTTCTCTCCAGAACACCAGGATTGGTGAGGGTAGCACCTTTTGCGAATGGGTTGGCAACAATTCCGTAACGGGTCTTGAAGCCAATTTTTGGCTGGAAGGTGTTCTCGCCAACGGCACGTACCATCTGTAGAGGTACATATGGGCAATAGAACAGACCAGCGTCATAAGGTGAGGAACCCTTATAACCAACAACGTAGTACTGGTTTGCTGAGTTGTTAGCAGCGTATGGGTCAATGTATACGCGGAACTTACCAGCAAGAACACCAGCGAAGGTGTTACCAGTGTCATCAACGTTGAGGTTAGCGTTGAGGGCAGGGGTGTAATCCAGAACACCAGCCATCGTCAGAGCGGAGGCAACGTCTGCGGAGCAGAGGATCATGTTGCCCTTCCCTCTACGAGTTCTCTGAGCGATTTGGTTAGCATCGCGCTCGATCTGGAAGATTAGACCCTTGAATTTCTCAACGGACCAACGACCGTTTGAGTCAACGTCAAGGTCAAAAGTACCAGCAGTTGCGGTATTAACGGTAGCACCGGTTTCAGCAACGTTGTAGATGGTACGGATGACTTCACGGTTGATTTCAGCAAGAATTTCAGTGCTGAGGATGTTAGCAAGCTCAGCTTCTGCATTCAGACCGTGAATTGCCTTGAGGTCTTGAGCAAGCTCAAGTGAGTACTCGGCTTTCAGAGCACGTGACTTAGCAGTAACGGTGACTTTCTCGATCGAGAATGCCATCTCGTTGAAAGCAGGACCACCACCAAGGTTCTCTGCCTCATCGGTACGCATACCCTGACCTACGTTGTAGGTAGTGGCAGTTGCGCTTGCGATTGGGTTGAGGAGACCAGGGTTGGTTCCTTGTTGTGCGGTAGTACCAAGACCAACGCTACCATCGGTCCAACCATCGGTTTCAGCGAAGGTTGCGCCCTGACCCGAGAATGCGGTATCTACTTCACCGTAGAATGCTTCCGAACCAGTTTGGTTGGTATAACGTGAACGCATTGCGAAGATAAGTCCAGTAGGACCATTCATTGGTTGAACGCCAGCCAGGTCATAAGCAACCAGGTTAGGCATTGCACGTCTGATCAGGGAGATCAGAACAGGGTCAAAACCAGCAACAGGTGAAGAAGCACCAGCTGAGAAACCAGCATTAGCACCGGTGTTGGTATTGACGGTTGGGGTTTCGTAGAGAAACTCGCGCTCTTCGCGGAGTGCTCTTTCTTGGTTCTCCAGGAGAACGGCAGTTACCATTCTACGATGTGAATCTTTGATTGGATCAAGACCTTCGTAGTCTAGGAGGGGTGCCCACTTCTCCTGCAGATGTTCTTGGTTGAACATTTGCATTTGATTTTACCTCTTTTGAAAGTTTAGTTTGAACTTATAATCTAAAAATCACTTTTTAGAAACTCTATTCAGGGTCTGAAGATATGACTCCATTAAACCAGAAACTGGTTGATAATTGGGAGACGAATTCTCCTCAGAAAGATTCTCTGAACTGTCTCTTTGAGTACCAGCGTTAGTTGGGAAATAAGATTCCCTTAACGTTACTAGCTTCTCACGATAGTCTGCTTCACTTTCAAACTCAACATTTTCAGCAAGAGAAGCGAGTTTGTCCTTCTGAGAAAGTGCTAGACCCTCAGCGACTTCTGCAAAGATTACATCGGCAACTGACTCGGCTAATCTTCTATTCAGAGCAACATTTCTTTCGATTTGCTCGTTGAGTTTTTCTTCCATTTCATCAAGTTTATCTACCATGCTCTCGATGACATCATATTTATCTTCAGGGATTGTTACATAATGATCTTCAAAAAGACTCTTCATTCCAGCAAGGAATGATTCAGTCATTTCGGTCTTAAGACCGTGCTCAACTGCGAGTGCGTTTTCTTGGAACCACTCGTCAGCAACATACTCAAGATATGAGTCAACTCTATCGGTCAACTCTTCTTTGATTGCTTGTACTTGCTCAACCAAAGACTCTTCATATTGACCTTGAAGTTGCTCTTTAATTTCAGCAACTCTGGTTTTGATAGCAGCTTCAAAAATGGTACGTGCTTTTTCTTGGAACTCTTCGGAAAGTTCTTCGCCTTCTAGAAGAGCATTTACATCCTCCTCTACGTTGAACTCTTCTTCAGACTCCTCTTCACTTTCTTCTGCTTCGGTTTCTAGTGCTTCTTCGGCTTCTAGATCCTCTTCAGTGGCTTCCTCTTCCTCATCCTCTGCTTCCTCTGACATTTTCTTCATAGGATCAGCAGACTTGGCGCCTTTGTTGACAACATTCTTTACTTGAGAAAGTGTTGCTCCAGGCTCTTTGAGTTTAGCCGAGTCATCATCTGCTCTATAATTTTCAGGAGTTGGTCCGCCAAGATCTTCCCAAGTGCCAGTTTGACCATCAGGAATGCCTGTGGTCAACTTTGACATTGGTTCAGCTGGCTTTGCTCCTTTGGTTACTACGTTTTCCATTTCTTGTAAATTGCTACCAACGGACATTTTTTTAGATCTTAGATATAATCTATATTTATTTATAAATTATAGATTTGACAAAAATTCGTTGAAGAGATTTAGTTTGTGCTCTTCAAGTCTTTTTTGATCAACAAGAGTGTTAATTCTTCTTTGAGTTTGCTCAGCGAGTTTTTCACGAAGAATTCCACCTTCCCAAACCCATTCTTTTCCTTCCATAATTCCCTGAACAAAAGCATCAGGAGCAGAAGGATCGGCAACGATATCGGCAGCGGTTGCTAGCATAAAATCTTCACCGACAATTTTATGACCTTCATTGGTCATCTTAAGTGAACCAACACCACGAGAAGAAACACCAAGAGTAACGCCCTCACCGATTAAGGATTTGGCAATTTTACCCATAGGGGTTTCAAGAAGTTGTGCTTTACCTTTGAAATTATTTCCCTCTTGAGTGAGAGAAACAATTTTATGAGAAACACGATCCAGATTTACAGTTGGTCCATCTGGATGACCGAGTTCACCTAAAGCACGACCCTTTTGAATAAAACTCTCATCATATCTTTTTACTTCACGGGAAAGAGTTTCCATAGGATACATTCTGCCATTTCTATTGCAGATGTTTCCTTGGAGGAAAACACCTTCAATATACATTTTTTTGGCAGATCCTTTGCCTTCTACGATAAATTCTACTTTTTGAATTTCTTCTGTGATGAGTTTCATTGTTATGCTTGAGATGAGATTTGTACTTCAGCAATACTTAGATTTGCTGCTGAAACAGTTCCTAATGCAGAGATTTTTACACTTCTAGCAACCGAAGCAGTTGATACTCCAACATTAGTTAGAGATGAACTGTTGAAAGAAATTGTGATTGTTGAATCTGTAGTTGCCGTAACTAAAGAATGTGAGGTATTAATTCCCGCTGGAGTTGCGTTTTCAATAGTTACAAAATCACCAACTAAAAATGCATTACCACTGATCTCTGGAAAAGTAATAACAGTGCTTGATCCCGTTGTAATACCGGCAATTCTCTGTCTTGCAACTCTTTCTTTCAGAATTTCAGTTGTTTGAGTTGGGATATGAAAGGAATTAACTGTGGCAACAGGATTTCCCCCAATATCAAGATATACAGCGGTTGCTGCTGTTGACACGCGGATATACCCAGTTTTCAGTGCAATTCCACTTGACGTTGATGCTGCTCCAGCACTTGCAACCAATTGATTATATGTTTGTACAATCTTTAGTGCCATTATTCTTGATCCTCTGATTGATCTGTTTCCTCTTCATCATAATCTACGTCAGATTCGCCAAACATATTTGCTGCCACAAAGGGACGGGCAGCATCAATTCTTTCTGCCGCTTTAGAAAATAAAATTTCTTTTATTTTATCACTAACATCTGAAGCAGAAGAATTAGTTGCAATCAAGTCGATAACATCTTCCATAAAATTAATACTATTGTCTATAATTTATTTATATCTCAGCGGTCTTAACGTCTTTTTGAAGTTGGGCATCTGTAACTGCTCCTTCCTTATCAAGATCTGGTTCCTGTGGAACTTCTCCCATCGGACCCATTTCACCACCTTGTGGTAATGCTTCTCCAGTTATAGGATCAACAGCACTTGGATCTGGAATGATTCCTTCTTCAATTTCTTTTTCAATTTGAGCATCAATATCAATAATTTCTTGATCAGTTTGGCGAAGAACTTTTTTGCGAACATATTCAACAGAGAAATATTTGCCAATATAAGGTTCCATCGTTGCTACTAATCCAAGTCTTTCATTCAACATTTCAGATTCTTTGAGTTCAGCGAACTGATTGTCATACAAGAAATCATATTGAATATGATCATTAATTTGATCCCAATCTTCTGGAGTGATAATGTTTTTGAGAATCAATTGCGTTTTTAACATATCACTAAACATATTGGCAAAACGCTTTCTTAAACGACCAACAAATTTAGCAAATTTAAGTTCATCACGAAGAATTTCTGAAGATCTTCCCAGATTGAATCCACCATCAGAAGCAATTCTTGATTCTGGAACTCCAAGTGCTCTGTAAAGTTTCTTTTGGAAATACTCAACATCAGTAAGTTCTCCAAGATTTTGACCACCGGGAAGTGTGGTGATTTCAGTTCCTCTACCACCTTCACGGCGAGGTAACCAAAAATCTTCCATCATACTCATAAATTTACGATCATCACGAACTTCTCCAGTATTCGCATCATAAACAAGTTTATTCCTGTAACGAGACATAACCTCTTTGAGGTATTGTTCCGCTTTTACTTTTGGAAGATTGCCAACATCAATATAGAAAATACGACGTTCTGGAGCACGAGACAATCTATAGATAACAAGAGAGTCCTCAATCATTCTTAGTTGATTGAGTGCTTTGATTGCTTTATGAAGATATGAAAGACAAGTTCCCTTATTTCTATCAAAGAGTCCTGAAGTTACATAAGTAACAGAGTCTTTTGCAATTTTAAGTGATCCCTTTGT